CTGCCGTTAAGGTAGGTTGCAGTTTTGTCGGCAAGATAACCATTGCCAACCAATCCCCGCAGCAATCCTGCAAGGTTGTTTAAACGGTTATCCATCATGTCTGCTGGGTCAATCATAATCCCAGCCTTGCTGAGTTCTGCCATGGCGTTGCAAAATTCTGCCCATGCCTTGATTTTGCTGCCGTTGAGTGTGCCGTGGTGTAGGCGGATTTCAACCGTGCCGTGGCGGTCATAACTGGCTAGATTGAGTGAGTAGTACCTGCCACCGTTGATGTTGGCAATTCTGCCGTTGCGTACCTGCTCAGCGGTACGGTCTGCATCTTGCAGGCTAAGCGGTCTGCAAAATCCATTGTTTAAACGGGATGGCGCAACCAACGCTGCGATTGTGTCGTGAGCCATTGTCCAGTTCACAACAAGATTGGCAATACCGTTTAAACCGTAATGCTCAACGCCTAAGTGGACATGGTAGCCAGTCTGCTTGTTGACCGTAGCGCCAGCAGCAGCCAGCGCACGGGCAGCGGTTGTGCATTGGTTCAAGGTGTCTGCACCTAGGATTGGTGAAACCGCCTCAGCGCTAACGCCACGGGTTCCATCAGGTTTAACCGCCCAATTCAAGCCAGCACGGTTAAGCAGGGTTTGTGCGCTGCCTATTGAAAGGCTGCTCATTTCTAGTTCTATGCCGTAGGTGGTAGCCATGATTAAGCCACCACCATTTCAAGATTGCATGCTGGGCAGATTGGGCAGCCGTGATTGTCCACGGTTGCACGGCTAACACGGCAGATGTAGTTGTCGTTTAAACAAGCAACCTTAATCAATCGGGTTGTTTGTTTTTTGCGTGCTGGGATTGTGATTGCAGCGTGTGGATAATCGGGCATCCTTTCAGCAATCATCTCAGCCCATGTTGGCAGATTGTCGGTGTTTAAACCGACACGGCTTAGGGCTGATTTAAATTCCCTGCCTTGTTTGAAATCACCAGTTGCAGCAGCAACAAGCAACGGCAAAACCAGTTTCACAACGGCTGATTTCTCAGCGATTGTTGGTGAAACAAAAATTTCTGCGTTGAACTCATCACTAGCAGCAGGTGGAACCAGTTGTGCGCCAACAAGATTTCTTTTGCCTTGTTGTGCTGGGAAACCGCATGAAAGTTTGATTGCGGGTTCTTCATCAGCCATGTCTAAACGGCTGCTGATTTTTGGCAGCGCTGCTGCTGCCAGTTTGTTTAACCATTGTTCACGGTTCATTTGTTTTGCCTTTCCAGTCTGCTGATTTAAACCCAGTTGTTTAAACCATTGGCACTACGGTAGCAGCAATTTTTGGATTGCAACACCATTTCAGGGATTTTTTTTGAAAGTTATCAAATCGTTATAAACGAACATTTGTTCTAATTCTCATCTCACTATCTGAGATGCCATTGCCCGTGCTGGATTGCCCTGCCTGCGCTGCGATTGCCAGCGCCTGCCCTGCCCTGCCTGCCCTGCCTTGTTGTGTGCTGCGTGCTAGTAGCAGCAACAAGCCGTGCCAGCGCTGCGCCATGCCTAGCGCTGCTGCCCCGCTGCGTGTGCCGTGTCGCTGCGTTTAAACAAAAAGTGAGTGAGTGCGGGGTCATTTGACCCCAGCATTGTTAAAAACGCTGCGTATGTGTATGTGTGTATCCACACACATAACTTTGCTAGCCCTTAAAATGGGGGGCTGACCAGCACTTTTGCCCCATTTGGGGGCAATTACGCTGCCTACGGAAAATACTTTTACTTTTTGTGTCCAATCAGATGCCATTGGACACCTATTAGTAAGTGAAAGGCGTAATCTATGCAGCCTTTCACGCGTAAGTAAGAAACCCCTGTCGGGTTTCCCTAGGCATGCCCCTAACCTACGGCTTACGCCTTCGGTTAGGATAAGTGAGTTTTAGCCCAAGACTCACCACAATCGGTCTTGGAGAAACGCTATGGAACGAAAGCGCACAACTTCGGCTTCGCATGTTTCGGATGCCGTAAAGAAGCAGATAATTGATTTTTTAATGCAGGGGTACTCTGTCCAAAAGGCATGTGATGCCGTAGGTAGAAGTATCAAGACTTATGAGTATTACCGTAAGACTGACCCCGACTTTGCTCTAGCAATAGACAAGATACGGTCTATGACCGCACGGGGCGAAATGGGTGGTCCGACTAAAGAAGTCCCGCCCTTTCCCGAATTTTCCGAGAAGTATCTCGGCACACAAGTTTTTACACACCAGCGACATTGGATTGACTTACTAGAGGGTCGAGTTCCGCAGGATGTCCACCCATCCATAATCTATGAACCGGGTGCGCCTGATTTACTTATTGTAAATACTCCACCTGAGCATGCCAAAAGTACGACCATTACCGTCAACTATGCGGTTTATCGTATTTGCCAAAATCCAAACATCCGTATCATGGTTGTTTCTAAAACTCAGGCAATGGCTCAGAAGTTCCTTCTTTCTATTAAGAACCGTTTGACTCATCCTAAGTATCAAGACCTTCATCTAGCCTTTGGACCTGCTGGTGGTTTTGAAAAGAACTCAGACTCTTGGAAACAAGATTTGATTTACCTATCGGCTGATGCCCGTGACTCAGGTGAAAAAGACCCTACCGTTCAGGCTATCGGTATCCGTGGTCACATCTACGGTTCCCGTGCAGATTTAATTATCATGGATGACTGTGTTGACCATACCAACGCCCATGAGTATGAAAAACAAATTGACTGGATACAGTCCGAAGTTATGTCCCGTATTGATAATGACGGGGGTAAACTTCTTGTTGTAGGCACACGCCTTAGACCTAAAGACTTGTATTCAGAACTCAGGGACCCTATGCGTTATCCTGATGAAACTTCCCCTTGGACTTATTTTGCTCAGCCTGCGGTATTAGAATTTGCAGACGAGTCAAAAGACTGGGTAACCCTATGGTCAAAAACAAATTTAGCACCTGTATCGGGTAAAGGCGTACCTGACGAAAATGGTCTGTACGACAAATGGACAGGTGAGGCACTAGCCAAAAAGCGTGGGCGTATGTCCCCAAATCTTTGGGCTATGGTGTATCAACAACAGCATGTACATGAGGACTCGGCTTTTCCTTCGGATGCTATTAAAGGTGTAATTAACGGTGGTCGCAACATTGGCAGAATACCTAAGGGTATGCCCGGTGTTAGACCCGAAGGTATGGATGGCTTAATAGTCGTAGCAGGTTTTGACCCAGCAGGTGCTGGATACTCTGCTGCCGTTGCCGTTGCCTTAGACATCTCAACCCAAAAGAGATACATACTAGATGTGTCCAATGTGGCAGGCATGTTACCTGATGAGATTAGAACATTGATTAAAGACTGGACTGATAAGTACAACATCACCGAGTGGCGAATTGAAAAGAACGCTTTTCAAACAATGTTAACTCAGGACCGTGAAGTACGAGAATACCTTTCGTCAAGGGGTGCGGTTCTACGGGAACATCACACAGGACAAAATAAATGGGACACCGACTTCGGAGTCGCTTCTTTGACGACCTTATTCCACGGACATACAGAAGGCAATGCTCTTATTGAGTTTCCTTCTACTCATGCTTCCGAGGGATTAAAGGCTTTGATAGAACAATTAGTGACTTGGTATCCCGACTCTCCTAAGTCACAAAAGAAAGACTGCGTTATGGCATTTTGGTTTGCAGAACTTGCATGCCGTGACCGCCTTGCAGCAGCAAATAATTTTGCTCGTTCGCATAGCCGTCAAAACATGTTCCATACACGCTATGACCGTGGCAATCAAATAAACATTTCATTAGATGAACTACTTTACACAAACTAAGAATAGAGGTGAGCATGGCAATTTCCATTGAGGAAATAACTAGCGGTTTTGACCGTTATCGCCGTGCATACGCTGACCGTGATACCCGTATGTACAATGTACTATTGGTACGCCAAGGCAAAATGCGAGATGTATTCCCTGACCTTTTCCCTGACGGTCCATTTGAAAACCCTATTGTTGCAAACATGGTGGACATTGCTGCCCGTGACTTGGCAGAAGTTATTGCACCACTACCAGCATTTAATTGTAATTCAACTACCATGGTATCTGAGTCAGCCCGTAAGAAGGCTGATAAGCGTGGAGAGATTGTTAACGGTTATGTTGACTTCTCCAACTTACAATCTCAGATGTTTACTGCTGCTGACCGTTATGTAACTTATGGGTTCGTACCAGCAGAGGTAGAAATTGATGTTAAGCATAAAATGCCACGCATCCGTTTCCTTGACTCCATTGGTTCCTACCCAGTAATTGACCGCTTTGGTCGGGTAGTCAAGTTCTATCAACGCATTATGAAGCCAACGACTGAACTTATGGCTCAGTATCCTGAGTTGGCTAATTTGATTTACAGCAAAGACAGCCCATCAGACATGATGGAAGTGGTCCGTTATCACGACAAAGACCAAGATGTTTTATTTATTCCTAACCGCAATAACCTAATTCTTGACCGTGCAGTAAACCCAATCGGTGAAGTAATGATTAGGGTTGTACAACGACCATCTATTGACGACCAATCACGCGGTCAGTTTGATGATGTACTAGCAATTCAAGTTGCCAAGGCACGCTATGCCTTGCTTTCATTAGAGGCAGCAACTAAGGCAGTACAAGCACCAATCGCTATGCCTACTGATGTACAAGAGTTGGCTCTTGGACCTGATGCAATCATGCGTTCTGCTAACCCACAAGCAATCCGTAGAGTTCCGCTTGAAATACCAGCAGGTGCTTTTGCTCAACAGGGAGTTCTTGAACAAGAACTACGCCTAGGTTCTCGTTATCCTGAGAGCCGTACAGGTAACCTTGATGCTTCAATCGTTACTGGTCGTGGTGTTCAGGCTCTTATGGGTGGCTTTGATACACAAATTAAAACTGCACACTCTATGTTTGCCCGTACTTTTGTTGACCTTATTAGCGTTTGCCTAAGGGTTGACGAAGCAGTATTTGGCAATGATGAAAAAGAGTTAAAGGGTAATCATCACGGAACCCCTTACTCCATCAAATACAAGCCAAATCGCGACATTGATGGCGATTACACCGTAGATGTCCAATACGGACTCATGGCTGGTTTGGACCCTAACAGGGCATTAGTATTTGGTTTACAGGCTCGCGGTGATAAATTGATTTCACGCGATTTCTTGCGCCGACAAATGCCCTTCTCTTTCAATGCAACACAAGAGGAAGCCAAGGTTGATACCGAGGAACTTCGTGATGCAATGAAGCAAGCGATTGCTTCTTATGCTCAGGCTATTCCAGCCCTTGCATCCCAAGGACAAGACCCTAGTGAAATTTTAGTTGCTTTATCAGCGGTAATTAACGCTCGTCAAAAGGGAACTTCTATTGAAGTTGCTGTGGCAGATGCGTTTAAACAACCTGAGGTTCCAACACCTGCGGGCATAACTCCTGAAACAGTAAGTCCTGATGGCATGCCAGTTGAGGGTCCCGCAGGTGCTGGACAACTACCTGCTGGTTTAAGTCCAACTGGTCGTATGGTAGGCACAGCAGCGGGTCAAATAGCCCCCGGTGGTCGCCCTGATGTTCAATCACTTTTAGCAAGTC